GAACCGGTGGATCTTGCCGTCGAGGACGACCGACGCCGGAGGATCGATGCCCGCCACCTCCATGGCGCGGATCAGCTGTTCCTCTGGTGTGCCGGGGTCGGCGGGAATGAAGGCGCTTCCGCCGAAAAACACTTTCAAGTCAGCCACCGTTCACCTCGCCACCAGTGAGGTAGTCCGACAGCGACTTGAGGGTGTCGTACGACGGCGCGCCGACGCCGGATGCAATCCGGTACAGCGTGTCCCGCGACACCCCGGTCCGCCTCGCAACCTCCGCGAGGTTGCGGTCCTCCAACGCCTTCCTGATCTGCTCCAACGTCATCATGCGTGCCTCCGTTTGCGAACGTGCTTGACTTGTGCCGCAAGCTTGCGTAAAAAACAAGCAACGGCGCAACCCGATCACCGGACCGCGCCACAACGGAGGGCCGCATGGCCATTGCACTGAAGAGGACGGGCAGCCTGTCTGCGCCGTTTGTCAAAGTCCTGATCCCGGGTGAGTCCGGCGCAGGCAAGACCCGGGCGCTTGCCCACCTCGACGACATCGTGATCCTGTCTGCAGAAGAGGGGCTTCTCTCCATCCGACAGGCGGACAAGCCCTACATCCAGATCAACGGCATCCTCGATCTCTACGAGGCGTATGCGTGGCTGACGGAGTCCGCCGAGGCTCGCCAGTTTAACGCCGTCGGGATCGACTCGCTGTCCGAGATCGCCGAGGTGGTGCTGGCCGACGAGCGCAAGCCGGGCACCAAGGGCGCCAAGGATCCGCGCGCGGCCTACGGCGAGATGCAGGACAAGATGGCCGGCGTCATCCGCGCCTTCCGTGACCTGCCGAACCGCCACGTCGTCATGACGGCGAAGATCGAGAAGGGCGCCACGGAGATGGGCGAGGTCCGCTACGTCGCCAGCATGCCGGGCAAGAAGCTGACCGCCGACCTCCCATACTTTTTCGACGAGGTGGTGGTGGTCCGCGTCCACCGCACCGGCGAGACGGTGGAGCGCGTCTTCCAGTGCCACGACGATGGCGTGTGGCATGCCAAGGACCGGTCTGGCCGCCTCGACATGTGGGAGCCGTACGACCTGAAGGCGCTGATCGGGAAGATCGGGGGTGCTCAATGAGTCGCGGAGCACGAAGGCCGACACACATCATCAAGGTCATGGATCGCGAGACGAAGTCGAAGAAGTCGACCGTTGGAGCAGCGTGGCTGAATGATGACGGGTCGATTTCCATCACGCTGAACGCTGGCGTCTCGTTGCGATGGGATGACGGCCTGATGATCACTGCGTTCGATGCGAACTACCAACCGAAGGACGGTGACTCGTGATCGACCTCCTCACCGCATGGATGGAAGCCAAGGAAGCCGAGCGCGCCGCTCAGGAGCGCCGTCGCGACCTCGAGGACCAGATCGCCGCCGCCCTCGAGGTGCCCGCCGACCTTGATGGCACGATGCGGCGCGACTTCGACGACGTCGAGGTCAAGATCGTGGGGCGCATCGATCGCAAGGTCGACACCGACGCCCTGCAAGACCTCGCCCGCGAGGCGGGGCTGACCGACCACCTGCCGGCCCTCTTCCGCTGGAAGGCCGAGATCAACGCGAAGGCGTGGGACCGCGCCGACGAGAGCATCACCAAGCCCCTGACCGGGGCGATCACCACGAAGCCGGGCCGTCCCAGCTTCAGCATCACGAAGAAGGAGCAGTGAGACATGGCCAAGCTTGACACCGCATACGTCGCCGACGATCTCCCGAAGGGCGATCGCGACTTCTCCCCGATCCCCGCCGGCTGGTACGCCGGCACCATCTCGCAGGCCGAGGTGAAGCAGACCAACGCCAAGACCGGCAGCTACATCAAGCTGCGGATCGACGTGACCGGCCCGTCGCACCAGGGTCGGGTGCTGTTCAGCAACATCAACCTGCGCAACCCGAACCCGAAGGCCGAGGAGATCGGGCAGCAGCAGCTCGGCGAGCTGATGCGCGCCGTCGGCCTGCCCCGCCTCGAGGACACGGACCAGCTGATCGGGCGCCACGTCTCGGTCAAGGTCACGATCCGCGAGTCGGCGGACTACGGCACCCAGAACGAGGTGAAGGGGTACAAGGCGATCGGTGGCGGCGCGCCGTCGGCTCCGTCGTCCGCTCCCGCCAGCACCGGCAAGACGCCGCCTTGGGGGAAGAAGTGAGCGGGCCGTCTCTGGAAACCGAAGCCGAGGCGCTGGAACGGCGCAAGGTGGAGGCTCTTGAGAAGATCGCCGAGGCGCTGGCCAAGATCACCAGCGCCATTCACGAGGACGAGTTTTCGGGCAGGGCCTACATCCGAGTCCTCGACCGCTGACAGCCAAACGGGGGCGCCCTTGGCCCCCTTTTTTCTGGTGACCCATGGCCCCCATCCCTCCCCCGCGCAGCCTCACCGCCGAGGCGATCGACCGCTACCACGAGGCCCGCCAGGAGCCCCCGCGCCCCCACATGGGGTGCAGCGAGCTGGGCCACGAGTGCGACCGGTGGCTCTGGCTCAAGTTCCGGTGGGCCGTCATCGAGCCATTCAGCGGGCGCATGCTCCGGCTGTTCCGCCGTGGCCACCGTGAGGAGCCCACGATTCTCGGCGACCTCCGGGCGATCGGGTGCGTCATCGACGAGGGTGAGCAGCAGCGCGTGGACTTTGGGTGCCATGTGTCCGGCTCCGTCGACGCCGTGATCCGGTCTGGCGTGCCCGAGGCGCCGAAGAAGGCCCATGTCGCCGAGTTCAAGACGCACAGCGCCAAGAGCTTCGACGACCTCGAGAAGCACGGCGTGGAGAAGTCCAAGCCGCGCCACTTCATCCAGATGCAGTGCTACATGCACGGCCTCGGCATCGACCGGGCGCTCTACCTCGCCGTGTGCAAGGACGACGACCGCATCTACACGGAGCGGGTGCGCTACGACCGCGACGTCGCCGAGAAGGCGATCGCGCGCGGCAAGCGGCTGGCCATTGTCGACGAGATCCCGCCGCCGCTGTCGCATGACCCGTCGTGGTGGAAGTGCAAGATGTGCCCCGGGCACTCGTTCTGCCACTCACCGGCGACCCGCGACGTACCCCGCTCCTGCCGGACGTGCGCGCACAGCACGGCGAAGGAGGATGGCACCTGGCGGTGTGAGCGCCACGACTACGAGCCGATCCCCGTCGCCAACCAGCGGATGGGCTGCACCGACTACGAGACGCACGACCACATGGTGAAGCCGTGAAGATCAGGGACTACCAGCGCCGCGCCATCGACGAGGTCATGGCGTGGATGGCGCAGAACGAAGGGCACCCGTGCCTCGTCCTTCCGACGGGCGCCGGGAAGTCGGTGGTCGTCGCCACCATGTGCAAGGAGGCACTGACGGAGTGGCCCGAGACGCGGATCTTGATGCTGTCCCACGTCAAGGAGATCATCGAGCAGAACGCCGAGCGCATGCGCGCCGTGTGGCCGGCTGCGCCGATGGGTATCTATCACGCTGGCATGCGTCGGCGTGACCTCGGGGAGCCGATCACGTTTGCCGGCATCCAGTCGATCCGCAACCGTGCCGCCGACGTCGGGCACGTCGATCTGTGCATCATCGACGAGTGCCACCTGGTCAACCACGACGACGAGGGCAGCTACCGGCGATTTATCGGCGAGCTGGCCCAGATCAACCCGTGCATGCGCGTGATCGGGTTGACCGCGACTCCTTACAGATTGGGCCACGGCTACATCACCGACAAGCCGGCGCTGTTTGATGGCCTCGTGGAGCCGGTGAGCATCGAGGAACTGCTGGCCCGCGACTTCCTGTCGCCGCTGCGGTGCAAGGCAACCCAGAAGCGTTTTGACACGAGCGCCATCCACAAGCGTGGCGGCGAGTTCATCGAGTCCGAGCTTCAGGACCTCGTCGACACCAGCGAGCAAAACGCCGTCGTCGCCGACGAGATTGTGGCCAACGCGACGGGCCGCAAGTCGTGGCTGGTGTTCTGCACCGGTGTTCGCCACGCCGAGCACATGCGAGACGCACTGCGCGCTCGTGGTGTCGTCACGGAGTGCATCACCGGCGACACGCCGAAGGGTGATCGAGAGCAGATCATCGCCGACTTCAAGGCCGGCAAGATCACGGCGATCACAAACGCCAACGTGCTGACGACGGGGTTCGACGCCCCATGCGTCGACCTGATCGCGTTCTGCCGTCCGACGATGTCGGTCGCCCTCTACATGCAGATGTCCGGACGCGGGCTGCGCAAGGCGCCGGGCAAGACCGATTGCCTCGTCTTGGATTTCGCCGGCCTCGTCTCGCAACACGGCGTCATCACGGCGCCGAGGGTGAAGGGACCAGGTGGGTCGGGTGAGCAGCCGGTGAAGGTGTGCCCTGGTCTTGTGGGGGACCGCGAGTGCGCCGAGCTTGTGCCCATCCACGTCATGGTGTGCCCGGCCTGCGGGCACCAGTTCCCGGTGAAGGAGAAGGGCGGGCAGGCCGAGCGCCCGCAGCTCGTCGACACCGACATGGTGTTTGGCGTCAACCCTGACGACATCCAGACGCTCGAGGTCACCGAATGGACGTGGCGCAAGGTGGTCAGCAAGTCCGGGAAGGACATGCTGACGGTGACCTACTATGGCTGTCTCAGCGACAAGCCCGTCACCGAGTATCTGACGGTGCTCCATGATGGCTACGCCGGGCGCAAGGCGTGGACGACGGTCGCCAAGATGGCGCAGGAGGTGGCCAGCCACCTGCCGCCGGACCTCATTGCCAACGCTGACCTTGACGCCGTGTGCGCGGCGTTCAACGCGGCCCCGCATCCTGCGGAGATCCGCTACACGACAGAAGGCAAGTTCCACACGATCACGAGGAGAACATGGACCGACCAAAAGTCTTGAAGCAATGGGACGACGAATGCGTGGCGCTGCGCGAGCGGATGCCGAGGGTGTGTTTCAACTGCGCCCACCTCGACGGACACACGTTCGTCTGTGGTGTCCACCTCGAGGTGCCACCCACCGACTTCGCCGAAACCCCCAACGCCTGCCCCGACTGGAAGGATGAGGTGCCGTTTTGAAGACCGAGCACGAAGAGCAACGCGAGTTCGTTCAGTGGATGCGCCAGACGCACCCAGACGTGTGGCTGTACGCGATCCCCAACGGTGGCCACCGTGGAGCCAGCCAGGGCGCCCGGCTCAAGGCAGAGGGCGTTACGCGCGGCGTGCCTGACCTCCATGTCCCGGCCCTGCGGCTGTGGATCGAGTTCAAGCGCGCATCTGGTGGCATCGTGTCGCCGGACCAGCGCCGGTGGCATGACTACCTGCGCGGGATCGGTGATCGGGTGATCGTGGCGCGCGGGAAGGAAGAGGCGATCGCAGAAATCGAGCGGATCATGTCCGCGCGCCGGCCTGATCTGTAGCGCGCCACCGCATCCAAAAGCCACGCCACAAGAATCGCACGCATGTGCTTGACACCTGCGCTACTGGTGTGTATGCTGTCTTTGTGGCCGGCAGGGGTGCCGGTCCGAGACCAGGAGAGACAAGATGACCACCGCCAACACCATCACCACGACCGACACCTACATCGCCCGCAAGAACGGTAAGCGCGTCCGCATCCGCGTGCGTCCCGTCGGCTTCAACGGCGGATGGGTCGGCGAGCTTGTCGGCATGAACGGCCGCGTCGTCGACGACACCGACGTGTTTGCCTTCTCCGACGTTGCTCACACCGCCGCCCTCGCGCTCACCCGCTGACCCCTCCCCACAACCTACCAAGCACAGCCGGTCTAGAGCTCGGCTTGTGCCGTCAGAGGAGAGACACATGCACGACAACATCCCCAAGGGCGCCGATCACTACTGGGAATCCGGCATCGACCCCGTCGACACCCGCGACGACCCGCCGGACGACGACCACGAGATCACGGACGAGCGCGCCGAGCAGTGGGCGCGGGAGTGCGGGGAGGACAGCTTGCCACTCGAGGAGGCCCTCGCTGCCCTCGCTGAAATCTACGGGGTGCCGGTGTGAAGCCGCTGTGCCCCACCGTCCGCCGCGCCATCGTGCGCGAGGCCCGTCGCCGTCGTCTGCCCGTGTGGGCGTTTCTGTTGCTCCTCGAGGTGAAGCTGTGAAGAAGATCAAGAACACCGCCCGCGTCCGCGTCCCTGCCCAGCAACTCGCCGAGGTGGTCAATCTCAGCGAGGCCCGCCGGCAGGCTGCCATCCAGTACCGCGAAAAGGCCCGCGAGGCTGAAGCGGAGGCCGCTGCGCTCAAGGCCCGTGGCGAGCGCATCCAGCGCATTGCCATCGTCGCCGGCATCACCCTGTCCATCTTCATGTGCGGCCTCGCTGTCGCTCTGGTGCTGTCATGGTGAAGTTTGACCCTGATCGCCACCTCCCCGACCCCGGCATCGACGACAGCCCCACCGACGCCGAGTTGGAAAGCGCTGCCAACGACATCGACGTGACCGAGTGGGTGGTCGGCCTCGCCGACACCTGCGACATCGACGCCGCCCTGCTCCGGTGGGCACGCGAGTGCTACCGCGAGGTGATGGCGGCCGTGGAGCGTGGCCGTGAGTGATGTGATCGCCCGGATGGAAGACGTGCAGCGCCGGATGGCGGCGTTGCGGAGGAAGCCATGAGCCGCGCACTGCATGGGCGTCTTGCCCTCGCATTCTGGTACGGGCGCTGTGCCGCGTCCGTCACCGGCCCCTTGTCTGCCAGCCTCGCCGACGACGCCGTCCGCGAGCTGTGTATTGCCATGCACTGGAGCACCCGATGACCCACAAGAAGGCCCCCGCCCCCCGCATCTGCCTGAACATCGACCTCAAGCCCGCCGAGCGTGCTGCCCTCGACGAGGCCGCCGCCCTCGTCACCGACGAGCGTGGCCGACCCATGCGCGTGAGCACCTGGGCCCGCCGCGTGCTGCTGGCTGCGGCGAGGGGGGAGCGGTGATCCGCCGTTTCAAGCGCTGGCTGGACTCGTGGTTTGCCGTCGAGGTCGACGACATCGTGATTGTGCCCGTCGAAAAGTGGCACAGCATCATCGACGAGAGAAATCAACTGCGCGCCGAGGTCGAGAGGCTGCGGCGCCTTGTGAGGGAGGGTGTGTGATCGATCTTCGACTCGGCGATTGCCTCGACGTGCTGCGCACCCTCGCCAGCGACAGCGTGGACAGCATCGTGACCGACCCGCCCTATGGGCTCTCATTCATGGGGAAGCGGTGGGACTATGACGTGCCCAGCGTCGAAGTGTGGGCGGAATGCCTGCGCGTGCTCAAGCCGGGTGGGCACTTGCTGGCGTTTGCCGGCACCCGCACCCAGCACCGCATGGCCGTGCGCATCGAGGATGCCGGGTTCGAGATCCGGGACATGATCGCCTGGGTCTACGGGTCGGGGTTCCCGAAGTCGCTGGATGTGTCGAAGGCGATCGACAAGCGCAAGGACTGGAGCCTTGTTGAGCGCCTTGCCGGAGAGATTCGCCGCGCACGGACTGAGGCCGGGTTGTCGCTTGCAGAGATTGGCGAAGCAACGATGGCCGCAACGGCCGGCACCTACGGCAAGTGGTACCACCGAGGCGGGCACATGTTTTTTGAGACCGGACGCAGCCTTCCCAGCCGCCCTGAGTGGGACCGACTTCGCCATGTTTTGCCCATTTCGCCTGAGTTTACGGCGGTTTATGACGAGGCCGAGCGCGAGGTGGTGGGCGTCGCTGAAATGCGCGACACGTCCGAGGTCCGCATCGCTGTCACCGCTTCCGCCGACGACTATGACGCGGCGGCCCGCCGCGAGGTCGCCATCACCGCCCCCGCCACAGACGCCGCCCGCCAATGGGCCGGATGGGGCACCGCCCTCAAGCCCGCCCTGGAGCCGATCACCGTCGCCCGCAAGCCGCTCGTCGGCACGGTCGCGGAGAATGTGCTGGCGTGGGGCACGGGCGCGATCAATGTGGATGGGGGGAGGGTGGGGACGGAAAAACGTGTCCCCGCGTCATGCCGACAGGGTCGAGACAGCGGAAGCATGAGCGGCCACATGGGCGCCGACTCACTTGATAACTCAGGCATGAACCCCAACATCGGCCGCTGGCCCGCCAACCTGATCCACGACGGCAGCGACGAGGTGGTGGGGTTGTTTCCGGCTCCCGCATCCGGTCCGATGCTTGCTGATTCCGGTTCCGCCGCCCGCTTTTTCTACTGCGCCAAGGCCAGCAAGGCCGACCGCGACGAGGGATGCGGCGCCCTTCCGATGCGCACCGCTGGCGAGATGACCGATCGCGAGGAGGGCGCCGACGGCCTCAACAGTCCGCGCGCCGGTGCTGGCCGTGGTGAGGGCGCCCGCAACTTTCACCCGACCGTGAAGCCCACCGACCTCATGCGCTATCTGTGCCGGCTTGTGACGCAGCCAGGGGGCATCGTGCTGGACCCGTTCATGGGCAGCGGCTCGACGGGGAAGGGCGCCATGGCCGAAGGCTTCCGGTTCATCGGGATTGAGCGCGACCCGGACTACTTCAAGATCGCCGAGGCGCGTGTGGCGTCAGGCATCCCGCGCCAACCGGAGTTGTTCTGATGCCCGGCGACCTGATCTTGCTTGCAGCCTGTGGCGCGGTCGCGCTACTGCTTGGCACGCTGTACGTCGGATGGGACCGACGACGAGAACTGGGCCGACAGCACCGTGCGCTGCGGTCGTTTTATGAGAGGGAGTGAGTGATGACCGACTGCAAGTGTGAGATGTGTTCCGACTGCTTCGATGGGCTGAAGGCCCAGCTCGCCGCCGAGAGGGCCCGCGCCGACGACCTGAGCCGCATGGTAGCGGCGATGGGGGAGGTGCTGCGGGAGTTGCGTGAAAAGGCCGTCGAGAACCACGACCCCCGCACGCGCATCGCCCTCGACGCCATCCTCTCCCGCCCCGACGTCGCCGCCGAGCGGGGGAGGTGGGTGAGCCGTGACGCCATCGGGGTCGCCCTCGTCGACGGGATGCGCACCGAACGCGACGCCGCCATCGCCCGCGCGGAGAAGGCAGAGCAATACGCGGACTGGCTCGACGAGAAGATCGCGCGTGAGCGTGACGCCGCCGAGCGTTCCCGCGACGAACTCGGCATCCAGCTCGCGGCGTGTCAGGAGCGGCTGCGGTTGGCGATGGACGCCGTGAGGAAGCTGAAGGCATTCCGCGACGGCATCACGTTCAAGGTGGACGAGGAACGCGGCGTCCACAGCCTGCGAAGCATCGCGCTCGACCTTGAGCGCCTGTGGAATGAGAGCACCGACGCCCTCGACGCCCTCGACGCGGTCCCAGGTGACGCGCTGTCCCGCGACATCGGCCCCGCCCTCGACCGCGCCCACGAGGCCAGCGGGGTGGTGACGGGTGCTCCGTTCGACGAGCCCAGCAACGGCACCGGGTCGTGCGTGGCCGTGCCGTCGACGGAGGTGGAGGGATGACCCGCAAAGGCCACCGCCTCGACAAGTTCGACGCGCCCCCGCCCGTCCGCAAGCCCACGTCAACGAGCCCGTGGGCCGGCTATCTCCGCTGCGACGAGTGCGGCGTGGACGCCGGCAAGGCGTGCAGGGACATGGACGACCTGCCGGCGCTCGAGGTGTGCGAGGGGCGGCGCCTGTTCCTCGGTGATAGCATCGACATGACGCGCCGACCGAAGGCTGAAGACGCGCCGCCTCCAGCGCCACCGAAGGTCAGGCGTCCACCTGAACCACGGAAGCTGCCGACGTATGTGGCCTGCGCCCATTGCCACGACCCGATCAAGGTGACCGGCATCGCGTCGAAAAAGGAGCAGCTGTATTGCTCAAAGCGTGAGTGCCGGCGGGCCTATGACCGCGCACGGCAACTCATGCGCATCGGTCCGCTTGTGCAGCATCGGTGCTGGTGGTGCGGCGTGCACCTGTCGCCGGTAGGGCGCACGAGGAGAGCCAAGCGCCCGGTGTGCGACCAAAAGGAGTGCATCCGCGAGGCTGCGAGGCAGTCGGACGCCGAGCGACGTGCGCGGAAGCGAGCCGCCCGAATCGGCCGACCTGATGACCACAAAGGAGAGACGAATGGGATACCGTAACAGGACGCCGCATCAGAAACTAAAGGCCATGGTTGACCGCCTCAGGTACCTTGCTGAAAAGGCAAACGAACGAGGCCACATCTCCGGTGACTTTGTTGTCGAAGGAGAGGCAATCATCTGGGCTGTTGAACTGATGACGGCAGCACTCGGAGATCGCGACGAAACCCTCGCCACCAAGATGAACGATGCTGTCGCTTTGTGGCGCGCTGTTGTGAAGTCGGACGAAGACAATGCCGAGGATCGGCGCATGCGTCGGCTCATCGGTCGTGAGCGAGCCCAGCGAGTCAGGTTCACATCGTGACCTGACCCGCCCTCACACCGTCAACGGATACCCTCTGACGACGGTGTAGTCCCGCCACACAGAGCCCCACTTCGCGCGGCCCTTCAGCGTGCGCCGGTCAAGTTCCACGATCTTGGCCGGCGCGCTGTCCGTGCAGTAGATGACGTCGTCATCGTAGGCGTAGGCGAGGATCCAGTGCTCACCCACGTCGTCGCCGGTGTAGTCGACATGGAGCCAGCCGAATCCATGGCGCGGCGCCAGCCCGTGGCGGTCGATGGCGTCGCAGATGGCGATGGACATCTCGCGGGGCTTCATGCCCTTGCGGGCGTCCCACGCCTCTTCCGTGTCGGGACACTGGAAGTAGGCGCTCCGCGCAAGGTGGGGCAGGACCGCCAGCGACGAACCAGGCGCCCAGACCGCCGGAGACGCCCGCAGCGCGTCGGTCACGACGGTCCCGGGGGTCGCACCGGCCCGCACGCCGGAAAGGCGCTGCGCTTGGCTGAGAGAGGCAGCGGTGCAGCCCCATTGGCCGATGGTCTTGCCACCGTGGCCGTAGGGCAGCGGCCCCCATGGAGCGGCGTTCTGCCAGAAGACGCGACCGGGGTCGGGCCAGCCGTGGCGGGTCATGCAGACCTCACGTTGACGATGTCGCATGCGCGCAGGCGACGACCCTGCCGCATGGCGTCTGCCTCGTCAGCAGCCCACACCACGCGCCGAGCCTTGTCCGTGTACGACACACGCCAGCGGGTGAGGGTCTGCGGCCTCGACGCAAGGGCACCGTGAGGCAACTCGCCAACGCGGGCGACGAGGGATGCCAACTTGTCGGCGTTCACTTCGACACCCCGCTGACCCTGCTGTCCTTCGCGATGAGCAACCCGGCACCCGACGCGAAACCCGCAACCACCTGCGCCCAATGCTGGACGGCGGGGTCGACGCCCGGAGCGAGCGCCACGCCCTGCGCCACGGTGGCGACGAGGCCGGCAAGGGTCGTGCGGTAGCTGCGCCCGAAGACGCGGGAGAGGAAGCGACCAACGGCGCCGCCGTCGTCGTGGGTGGGGTCGGGGGCGTCGGTCATGCGTCGTCCTTGTCGTGGTGGCGTTGGATGGAGATCAAGTCCGTGAGATGGCGGAAGCTCTGGCGCATCTCATTGATGATGGACTTCTCGATGGCGTCGACCCGTTCGACAGTCGCCAGTTTGGAGATGTCTTTCTCCATGTTGTCGACCTTCTCCTTCAAGGCATGAAAGGACGACTGTGCCTCGCCATTGAACTTGTCTGCGACCTTGTCGAACTTCTCGATTGCCCTGCTGTGCTCTGCAATCTTCGCCTCGACGACGAAGAAGACGCGGCCAGCCCCGAGGATGACGCCAAGCAGCGACAGCACGGCGAGGGTTGTGGACAGGTCGATGCTCATGGGGTTCCATCCTTGTCCGCCACGCGGCGGCGCGCAAGCCACGCATCCACCTGCCGGGCGGTGCTGTCGTAGCCTTCGCCCCACTCACGGTGGACCCGCGCCGAGTCCTTGCGGAAGCTCCAGTCGTTGACCCCGTCGACCTCGACGTCGGCGCCGTCCATGCGGCGGCTCTTCCACGACGAGGCGCCCCACATGAGGGCCCGAGGCAACGCGGCGAGGATGCCGGCCACGTCACCAGGTCGAAGGCGCTGGTCGGGGTCGGTATCGCCTTCGTGCTGTGCGAGACGCAGGCCCACGCGGGGCTCGCGCTTGTGGTCCCAGACGTTGTCAACGGTGTTGTTCGTCAAGCCGCCGTCGCCCCACAGCGTCGGGTCTGGCGTGTAGAGCCCCAGCATGTTGGACGGGATCTCGGCGGCTGGCGTGATGCCACACATGAAGCTGGCGGACGCGATGTCGACGTCACGGACCAGCACCCTCGGCGTGGACGCTTTGGAGAAGTAGACCGGACGGGCGCGGTCGAGGTGCGTCACGCACACCACCAGACCCGTTGTCGCATCCCCCAACTTGGCACCCTTCCCAATCACCCGGTCGATGGCGTCGCCGATGACGTCGAGGCTGAAGACCCCGCCACGCGGCAGGTTGCCCGCGCCGGGTGTGAGGGCCTGCCCGGACTCGAGGATGTCGACGAGCAGCGTCAGCACCGTCTCCGACGGCACGCCGAACGCCTTGCACGTCGCGACGATGGCGCCTGCCGATGCACCGCTCCACCCCAGCACGCGGCAGCGGGCGTCGAGGGCGTCGGCAGCGCCGGCGAGGTAGGTGATCGCGGGTCCGCCGCCAGAGACGCAGCCGTAGACATCAGGGCGCATCGGGACACGCCTCCCAGCCCGGCGGCACGTCGAGGGCCACGCCGAAGTGCAGCGCCCTCGCCTCCTGCGACGGCGTGGCCGGCGTCGACGCGCACTGGCCCACCTCGACGCCGTCGACACAGTAGGGACGCCCCTGCCGGTCGTCGTTGACGTCGATGCACTGGACGTCACCGTCGGGGCACCATGCCTGCGCCCACGCCGACCAGTCCGACGCGCACGGTGTGAGCGTCACCGTGCGGGCCTCGCCAGGCACATGCGGCGGCGCGGGTCCGTCGATTGTGAGGGCGCCGGCGCCGACGAGGCCTGCGAGGACAAGAGCGGCGAGAGTGCGACGGTCCATGTCAGAGCCCCATAGCTGTGGCCATCGTGTCGGCCATGAAGGTGGTCCCAGCCTCGTTGGGGTGCACGCCGTCGCCGTTGTCGTAGATCGCGGCGAGGTCCTCCGGTGTGCCCGGCTGGCCCATTAGGTCATAGAAGTTCACGAGCACGTCGACGTTCGTGTCAGCGATGATGCTGTCTTCGAGAAGCAGCAGTTGTGTCTGGTCTGCCGCCGACCACGACGCGGCGTTGCCGAAGGGCAACGTCGGCATCGCGATGACCTGAACCCCACGCGCAGACGCCTCGCTATAGATGGGCGACAGCGACGCAAACGCCGTCGCTGCCGACGTGCCCACGGCGATGTCGTTGACGCCGCCGAGCACGAAGATCTTGTCAGGCACGCCAGCCGCGCGCCATTGCGCGAGGATCTGTGCGCTCGTGGTCGACGACGCGGCCCTATTGGTGAAGTGGACCGTCGACGGCGCATCGACGGCAAGCTTTGCGGGCCACGTCGTCACGCCGCCGCTGCCAGCCGTGAGACTGTCGCCGACAAAGAGCCATGTCTCTGTCGACGCGACGAGGTCGCCGCCAGAAGCCCACGCCGCGACGGTGTCGTTGATCCCTCGTTGCGTTTCGGTGAGCGCTGACGAGTAGATGAGCACGTCGCCGACGTCGCCAATGAAGGCGAACGTGCGCGCGGTGCCTTCGTCGCCGAGTGCCAGCGGCGACGTCGGATCAGACGCGGAGTAGGTGGTCGCAGCGGCAGCACCGACAGCGGCACCGTCGACGAACTGGAAGCCGTCGTTTCCCGTGCTGCCGTCGTCGTCGAGGACAGCGGCCCACATGTGCCATGTCGCCGCCGTGAAATCGTCATTCGCCGACGTCACCGACACGGCGAGAGGTGCGGACCCCTTGCTGATAGCCCAGCCAACAAAGTCGCTGCGGCTCGAACCGCTGCGGTCGTCGTAGTAGAGCGTGATGCCCCGCGACGTCGTCGACGCGCCAACAGCAGCAGTCGCGAGCACATAGAAGAGCGCGTTTGGGTTCGACGACGTCGTGCGCGCCTCCATCATCACCGTCGCATCGGCGCCGGTGTTGAGGAACGTCCAATCTGACGCCGTCGACGCCTTGAGCACGTCGCTCCCGTCGAAGCGCACACACGGTCCGCCGCCCTGACACGACGTGCGAAAAGTCGGCTGTGCAGTGCCCACGCCTTGCGTGACGTCGAGCCCCGACGACCCGAGGTTTTCCCACGTCGCCACGGCCGCAGCGTCGACGAGGCCGCTGTTATAAAGCCCGTTCACGCTCTGCCGGAGGAAGCAGCTGTGCTCCCCCTCGACGTAGAATCCGATGGTGGCGGTCGCCGACGTCGCGCCGGACTGCGCCACCGTGATCGTCTCGACGCCTTCACCGACAGCGTCGGGGTCGACGTCGACGACGCACGACCACGACGACGTGCCCGTGCATGCGCCCGAGGCGCCCGACGGCGAGGCCGACCACGTCACGGCGCCAGCCCCGGGTGCGGTGCCCGTCAACGTGTACGACGAACACGTCACCGTGCGAGCGTAGGGGAGGGCGGCGATGGTGATGGAGGGGCCGGGGGCAGCGGTGGTGCGCATGGACACGTCGCGGGCGTCGGAGCCTGCATTCATCGACGCAGCAGCAACGAGCGCGAGGATGGCGAGCATCAGTTGCTCCCGTAGATGACCTGAACGGCGACAGTGCTGGACTCGGCCTCGCACCATGCACGGGTCATGTCGGCGCAAAAGACCTTGCCACCAGGGCACCCGTCACCGATCGACAGGCCCGTTGCGGTGGTCACGGCGCTGCCGCCGATGCGGACACACGTCGCGCTGCTGTTCTGAATGCACATCGACGATGCAGACCCGGTCGGCTGGATGATCTCAGGGTCGCTGGTCGACCCACACGAGACTTCGACGTTGCGCAGGTCGCGGATCGGGTTGGCGAGGGCCACCACTCGAGGAGCGGACAGGACCGCCAGCACGGCGGCTGCGGCGATGAAGATGACGACGTTGCGGCTCATGTGATCGAATCCTCCTGTGGCGCCTGCGGCGTCACTTCCTGCGGGGTCTGCTGCGGGGCCATCGCCGCCTGCATCTGCTGCTTGTACGCGGCAAGCAGCGCCATCAGGGGCTGCAGGGCCATCAGGTTGCCAGCGTTGGCCTGGATGGCCATCTCCAGCTCGCTGACGGCGATGTCCGGCGGGATGCTCGGGTCAGGCTGCGCCGCAAACCCGCCAAGGGCGTCCGCGATCTGGCGCTGCACGAGCGTGCGGGCCAGCGCTTCAAAGCGCGTCTGGGTCTGGCCTGTCTGGCGCATCTCAGCGGCGCGCGTCGGGTCCATCATGCCAGCCGCTGCAGCCTGTTCGGCGTCGAGGGCGTTGGCGCTCTTGGTCTGGTCCTGACCGGCAGCCGGCTCGAGGTAGACGTCCACGCCGTCCAGCATGGCGCCGGAGAACGCAAGGATCGCAGGCACGCCGGCGTCGCCGACGACGCGGATGGTGCGCTCCTCCTCGACGAACTGCCGCCACAACTTGAGCGCCTGCCGGTAGACGCGCAGCAGCGCATGGTCGCGTGCCACGATGGTCGGGGCCAGCTTCTGCGCATCCAGCTCGGTGACGTAGGCCAGCATCCGGGCGTTCTTCGTCTGGCTGGCGTCGGAGCCCACCACGGCCTCGTTGACGCCGTAGACCTCGCGGAGCATGCGCTCCGCTTCTTCGATCTGGGTGTAGAGCAGCGCCGGCGGGGGCGGGGGCCCGATGATCTGCGTCCCCTTCACCTCGTCCATGGACGTCACGCCGATCACCTGGCTGTCGGCGTTCCACGCCTTCGCGATGGCCGGCGACGTGATGACCTTGGTCCACCGCGCGGCCTTCGACGTCAGCAGCGCCAGCGACGAGTGCAGCCGGTTCAGCTGCGCCTGCAGCGGTACAGCGTCGTCGCACGGCGTGGCGCCGAGGGGACTGTCGGGGAGGTCCGCCCACTTCCACACGCTGACGGGAAGCTCGCCGTGCTGGTAGGGGAAGTCAGTCACCTCGACGGCGTGGCCAGCGATGAACAACGCGAACAGGCCGCGCGGGATGTTCGGGCAGGGGCGGTGCCAGTATTCCCACGCCTCGACGCGGGTCATGCCGTCGCCCCACACGGTCTTGATGGCCTGACCCTTGGGCTCGGGGATGTCGTCTCCGACCTCGAGCAAGCGCGCATGGGCGTCGTCCGGCTTCATCCACCGGCGCACCATGACGTACTCGCTGTCTTCGATGTCCTCGCTGCCGTCGGACATCCAGTCGAAGATCTGCAGTTGCTCCACGCACACGTCGCCGAGGCGGGTCACGCCGTCGACGCCGACGGGGCCACGGCCCGGGTCCCACGTCGTGTAGAACGCCGCAGCACCCTGCGCGCCACACGTCCAGCCAGCGCGGCTGATCACCTTGCGGTGATCGTTGCTGTTGCGCATGGAGTAGATCAGCGCGTTGGCGACGTCGGCGGCACCGACGTCCATCGGCGAGCCGTCACCACCCCACGCCTTGATGCTGGGGTCGCCCTTCGTCACGCGCGCGACGTTGGTCATGTGGAGGTTGCGCAACAGGTTGCGCTGTGTGCGCGGCAACCACGCCGGCCACTCGACGACGAGTTCCGACGGCCCGCGCTTTGCGTCGAGGCCCCACTGCTGATCGCCGCTGATGAAACGCTCGTTGAGCAGCGCCTGCCCGTAACGCCGATCGGCGTGGATGCGCCATGCGTCCTGCGCCTCGAGAAAGAGGCCGCGCGCCGTGATCTTGCGGTCGATGACCTCGCCGTTGCGCCGCACCATGGGGCGCATCCGGTCGGTGATGTCGACGTCGACAAAGGTCCCGTCACGCTTCTTCGCCGCCATGCTTCACCTCAGAGAGAGCCGAGGACCTGCTTGATGGCGTCGAGACGTCGACGACGGGCCATGTCGGCCTCTTCGAACGGCTCCACCTGCTTGTCGGCACCGTAGCCGAGAGCGCCGCCGAGCATCTGGCCCGCGCCGCCACCGATGGCGCCACCGATGGCCGCACCGGGAGCCGCACCGATGCCGCCGGCCATGCTGCCGACACCAGCACCGATCGCGGTACCAGCGAGGCCACCGACAGCCGGCGCCACGCCGCCAAGGAAGCGCATCAGGTCCGCTGCAGCCCCCGCCGACTGCGCCTTGCGACGCTCGTTGGCTCCGGGGGCTTTCACGCTGACCTTGGTCAGGTCGCCATAGGGGTTTGCGTAGGGGCTGGGCATGACGCGAGTGTCGCTACCCAGCCCCATTATGTCAACTCAGGGACTCACCCGAGATGACCGCCACAAGGTCGCGGTAGTGGACCACGACCCACCGGCACGTCTTGTCGCTGGCGTCGATGCGCTCGCCAGAGATGGAGACGTTGATCACGACGTCGCCGGGCTTGAGTGACCACGGCACCTCGGGCCCGACGTCTGCCACGCGGAAGGCCACGGCCTTGCGCATGTCGATCTCGACGCCCTGAAGAAGGTCGCTGTCGGTGGCCTCCTCCTCGAGCAGCGCCTCGAGGAGCACCCGCTCACCTGGGGCCTTGACCTTGCCCTCGGCGCAGAGGTCCTGCAGTCGACGGCCCGTGATTCCGTGTCCCTTGCTCATCTGACTCCTTCGGCCGCGACGGCGGCACCGGCGCCGATGGCGCCGTGGGAGCATCATGGACGCCAGCCGACAGCAGGGCAAGCACCATGCGCGGCAACACACCGGCCGGCATGGTCAGCTTGGTAGGGCTGTGCCCCACCATCCACTTGCGGCGCACACACTCACGCCACGCGCGTTCGTACTCGCCACGGGACAGGCCCAGCGCCTCCGCGCATGCACGCGGCGACGAGGGGACGTCCTTTGCCTTGGGGTCGAGGGCGCCGGCGAAGTGCAGGGCCACGAGCTTGGCCGAGGCCGGGATCTTGAGGGAGAAAAACTGCTCTGACGGGGTCATCATTCACCTTGGGCCGAGGGCCCGCTATGCGCCGGATGGCGCGTCACCGACTCAGCATCGCCACGACGTCCATGGACGGGTCACCGAGGATTGAGGCCACTTCCTGCGGCGACATCCCACGCTGCAGCAGGTCACGGGCGATGGCAGCGTCATCCGCTGGCAGCGGCGCGCGCGGAATCTCCGGCGCGGCAACCGTCATCGGCTCCGACTGTGCACCCATCGTCGCGGCGCCGAGGGCACCTGCAGCACGGGCCGGCGCGGCGGTCGGCGCGGCCTCCTCGCCGATGCGACGGAGCACGCGGGCACCCCCTCGAGCAGCCTCGGCAGCGGTCGCACGGCCAGACGCCGTCAGCGGGCCCAGAATCTTGCGCCCGCCAGCGATGGCGGCACCTGCAGGCCCACCGCCGGCGAGGGCGGCAGACGTCAAGTCGATCAGGTTGTTCTTGCTCGCCCGGCCGAGGTTGGCCTCGGCCGTCTCGTCGGCGATGCGCGCCACCTGGTTGAGGCGTCGCGCACGACGATACGCTTCCGACGAGAGCCCAGCCGCATCCACGCCGGCGTCGATGCCTTCCTCGGTCGCACGGCGGGCAGTCATCAGGGCTTCACCCTTGCCGGTGACGCTGCGCCCGGCCGCTCGAGCGGCGTAGGCTTCGGCCGCATCCTGCCCGAGCGCCACCGACAGCTGCTTGGCCTCCTCGGGCGTGATGGTGCCAGCCGGACCGGACAGGCGGGGCTGTGCGCTCACCTCGTCGATGCGGTCGGCCAGCTTCTTGAGGGCCATCGCCTGCTGCCGAGCGACGTCAGAGACGCCACCGACGCCGGCCACAGCCTCGTCAGCCTGCTGACGGAGCGCACCGGCGAGCGCGCGGGCGTCCACCTGTCCGCCTCGAGCGGTGGCGTCGGCGAGGATGTCGCCGATGGCCTTGCCGGACTCGGCGCGGGCCCGCTGTGCGCGGCGCAGCACGCCAGACGTCGTCGTGAGCCCGCTTGAGATGCCGGATTCCCGCAAGACGCGCGCCATTTCGGGCACGCCGCCGGGGACGCGCTCCGCTTCGCGCAGCACCTTGGGGGCGCTGATGGTGCCGCCGGTGGCACCCATGGTGGTGAGCACGCGCAGCTCGTCGGCCTGCTCGCCGGCGCGGGCAAGGGGGCGCGCAAGGGCCTCGGTCGCGGCCTTCTTGCCCGCCTGCAGGCCAGCGGCAGCGACAGGGAGTGCCCCGCCGGCGAGGGCACCGAAAGCGCCCATCTTCGCAGCTTCGACGGGCACGCTCGCCATGTCTTTCGATTCGCCAGCGCCCTGCAGGGCACCCGTGGCAGCACCCGTGAGCACACCACGGCCGACAGCGGCGGGAAGCGTTGCAGCCTGACCAGCGGCACCGACAGGCACGAGCAACGCGCCGCCCACCTGACCAACGCCGGTGAGCAGCGGATCAGCCTTGCGGCTCTCCTCGAGACGCTTGCGCTCCTCGTCGCGGGCCTGCCGGTAGTAGTCGCCGGCCTCGGACAGCTTCGCATCACCGGCGAGGGCCCCGAGCGCCCCAAAGGCGCCGGCGAGTTCGTCGGCAAAGCCGAACGTCGCGCCCTGCTTGAGCCCGGTGGCGAAGCTGCCCTCACCCGTCGGGCGGGCGGCGATGCGCTTCTCCAGTTCGGCGTTGCGCATGGCCTCGAGTTCGGCCTCGGTTGGCGCCGGGGCCGGCGCTTCGGTGGCGTTGACCTTGCGGGCGCGGGCCTTCCAATCGCTCATCGGACCACCTTGGCGCCGTCGGCCAGCGCGGCTGGGAGATCGGCGCGGTCGATCTCGAAGACCTCGCCGTTCAACGTCACCCGCACCATCGGCGGCATGGCCGGCGTGTCGTCGGGGACGACAGCGGGGGAAGCAGCGGCAGCGGGCGCCGGCGCCTCGTCTTCGCCGACGACGTCGATCGGGTTGAGGCCGGAACGCTGCGCGATGCCGCGATACTGCTCGCGGACCTTTGCCGCGTCGCTGGCGTAGGCGTCACGGAAGCGCCGGGCCTGCTCGAGGAAGTCCGCGCGCTGCGCCGGGTTGAGCCGTTCGCCGCTGACAACGCGGTTGAGTTGGTTGCGGATGGCCTCGGGGACGCCGGTGGCATTCTGCGCGTCCTCT